ATTCTTAGCTAGGGGAAGATATGCCCCCTACATTAAATCTAAGAAAATAGGTTATCGTGCAGCCGGAAGAGTTTTACGTCTTTGGACACTTGTTGGCTTTGGTCTTCTAATAGATGACTACTACGATAAAAAGTCTGCGCTGGCTATTATGAGGGAGTTACCACCAACGGACGAAGATCACATGTCCGAAGAAGATTATACTAAAGGCTCGAGACTAGCACTGGAAGCATTAGCAGTGAGTATAGTAGCATCTCAAGGATTTGTAAGACTCTTACAGATGCTCAAAATAGGCAAGTGGTTAACAACCTTAGCTGGAGCATTTGGCAGTGCAGCATCATTTGGCACTGGCTTTGCTATATTTTTAGCATCTGAAGTTGCCATGTTTAAATTCCAGCAGTGGTTAATGACTGATGATGGAAGAAAAGCAGTATCTTGGGTAGTAGCTTGGTGTGTTGATCCCATTGCCGGTGATCTTTTTGGATTTATAGAACCGTTTACTGGAAAAATTGGGGAGCTAATTGGTTGGGCAAAAAAATCAAACCCTAATCCAGATAGTAAAAAACCAGATGATAAGAAAACAGACCCCAATCAAGCGGCACAGCCCACGCCTCAGGGACAAACAGATACAACTATACCTACAGCCAATGTACCGCCAAGTTATGTAGGCAACCCCAATGATCTAATGAAACGTGATGCGCCAAAAGAAAAATTAGCAATGAATTTTTAAATCAAGGGCATCTGAGTTTTTTCTGTAATTTCTATATTTTCTTTAATAATTTTAGATAGTATCTCTCTATCTTCAAATGAGTACAAGTAGAGTAGATCATTAATAGTAACCCCACCGCGCATATACCAACTGGTTCTAAACATATTTTCTTTGAGATTTTTTGCGCCTATATCGAAACTGACTAGATATGCTTCTATATCAGAGTTAGGCATTTCGATTAGGCGCCGACGAAAAAATTTGATTGATCCATTTGAATTGCCACTGCACTTTCGTGCTCACATGCTTCGCATTTAACATCCATCTCGGGCACCCGCCATGTCTGATTGTTTTTTTCTATCTGTAATTTAATAGCATCAAACATACTTTTTTCTGAGTTGATAATCCATTCTGTAATGTATTCTCTCTCGTTGACTACTCCTGCAGGCGCTTGTACACTTTCAATACTTTCAATATAAGATTCATTTTGTATCACAGCTAACTTTTCATAGAGCTCTGCAATCATTTTATTTTTAGCATCCTCATCTTCAAGGTCTAAAATTTGACGCAGTTGACGTTGTAGCTCAAAGTTTTTTATATTAAACTCAGTCATTTTTTTGTAGTCTAGCGGACGAATAAAAATAGTTAGATCATCTATGATTATCTTATTATCATATTTGCAACCATTAAAATGATTGACTAAGTTCATTAAATCTACATTGTAATCATTATCACTTCCACAATTTGGACAAATATGTCCAACACTCATACTAGTACCATAGGTAGCAATGCGTATTGCCACTAGGAGTTGATCTAGATCTAAGTTACAAATTTCCCATGCATTCTTAATGTTTGGCACACAACTTTGTATTACACGTACAGTGGCTTCACCGTTCATAAGAGCATCGGGAGTTTTTAATAACAGCTCATCCATGCCAGTCATAGACATAATAGGTATTTCTGCCGTGGCATTATCCACTGCATCTCCGCTGTAGTATACACCTTGACTGGGCAGTCGTATATAGATTTTTGGCTGGCGGAAATATTTTTGTAGCGGGTTGTTCATGTTTTTACCTTGGATAAATATATTAAATGTATTTATATACCCACTTATTTGGTAAAAAATTATGACAATAACTAAACAAGAAATGGAAGACGTCCTACGGGACGCTGCCAAACGAGGTTACTTTCAAGGCGGCGGACCATCATCGAGTAGTCCTTCCTCACCTAGCAGTAATCCTAGTAATCCTGCAGACAACCCTGCCTTCACTCAACTGGGCAAGGTTCTTACAGCTGCCGGAATTGAGGTATACGACGGATTTAAAAAGGTCGCTAATCAAAGTTATACCATTGCTGATGCCAGTAAAAGTGTGGCAACCATATTCAGCACAATGGGCGGACCTCTTGGTAGTGCAGCAGCAGCAGCAGTAGGTGACCTAGGAAAATATGGCCAAGAGTCTGTGGACAAGTGGCGAGAAGTTAGCAAGTTTGGTGCTAGCTTTGGCAATGATGCTATAGGATTTAGAGCAGGTGCTGCACAGACTCGTATGAGTTTTGAGGAATACACAAACTTTTTATCTAAGAATAAAGAAAGTTTAATAGGACTTGGCGGTTCAGTAACTGAAAGTGCAAGATCATTTAACAAGTTCTCAAAAGATTTCATGGATACCGATACAGCAGATAAGATGCGATCTATGGGCTATACCACTGAAGAACTTAATAATGTTCTAGCAGGCACTATGGCTTCACAGAGATTGGTAAATCTTAATGACGAGAAATCAAAAAAAATAGCCATGCAGTCTGCAGAAGATCTAGCAACACAGATGGATGCTGTGGCTAAGATAACTGGCAAAAGTAGACAAGAACAAGAAGATGCAATGAAGACCAGAGCCACTGATGCACAGTATCAGGCTATGGAAAAATTATCATTAATGGAATTAACTGGAAAAGATAGAGCTATTAGAGCTGCCGCTATCGAAAGTATGAAAACCAGCGCAGCTTCTCTTGGTCCCTCTGTTGAAGGTGTAGTAAAAGAAATGGCCACGGGCGGTGTCCGTAGTAAAGAAGCCGGTGAAATGATGGCAGCACTTGGTCCTGCAGGAAAACAACTACAAGATGCAGTTAACGCCAGTAAAAATGCCAGAACAGAACAAGATAAAGATCGAGCTGCTCAACTAATGAAAGATGCTGAAGCAGCAGTTATTGCACAGCAGAATACTAAAGGTTATTTAGAAGCTCAACAATTAGGTATAGGTGCATTTAAAACTGGTGCTGAAAGTACCATGGGATATAGCAAGACTATGGACGCTACTCTCAAAGAGATGAATGACGCTAGAGGAAAAGCAGGAGAAGCACTACTAAATTTGGCTAATCCAGCAGATGCTAAAAAAGTAAAAGAGTACATGGATCAACGGGTTAAGAATGAGCAAGCAGGTAAAGATGCAGACGGTGTAAACAAAAACAAAGGCGCCGAAGTTACTGATGCTATAGTTAAATTTGAAAGCCGTGCCGCTGATGCAGGAGCAGCTATTAATGCAAATCTAGTGGCACCTTTAAATGAAGCATTAGGTAAAAATATTAGAGCATATAACGAAAAAAATAAAGGTGACGAATTATTCGGAAATGTCAAAGATGGAAAGAGCGCTAGGGCACGAGTTGAAGCACCTATTGGAGCATTTTCTACATCTGTATTAGGCCTCGGCCCAGATCAAGCAGCTCAAACTAAAACAGTTACGGATAAAAGCACTGGAGAAAAACATAGGGTACCTCCAGAATTGGCTGCATCTAAACAAAGAGATGATCTAGTTGGTGCTGTGACTAAATTAGGCACCATGGGAGTTGATGTACTAAATGTAACAAAGTTTAATCCTGGAGTTGGTAGATCTAAAGGATCACTAGGTGAAACTGGAAACTTATTTGAAAATTTTGGATCAGGAACACTGGCCATGCTGCACGGAAAAGAGTCTGTGGTCACAGAAGATCAAATGAAAAATCTGATGAAAGGCTCCCAAGGAATCAGTTTAGAAAACATTGCCAACAATTTTAAGACATCAATTAGTGCTATGCCATCGATGAGTGGTCTAGGTCAAACCAAAGATACTTCACAGTCATCGCCGACCATGAACAATCTAAAGAAATCTATCAGCGGACTTTCAGGCATGGGAAATGGTGCCGAAGGTGTTGCCGCTACCGCCGCAGCCACTGGAACAGGTAGTAGTGATATGGGTACCGGCGGCAAAGAAAAATCAATAACTGATTTGGACGACAAGCTAGATCAATTAAATAAGACTATGATGCAATTGGTTGTAATATCGTCGCAGACTGCCGAAAATAGCGGCAAACAGATCAAAGCCACTAAAGGGTTGGGCGGAAACTTATTCGCTTAAATAATACACTATGTCATGGAAAAAATACTTCTCACCAGTATCAACTGGTAACTCTACCAATAATGTCACTTCAATGAACTCTGCTAGCAAGGCAGGCCCAGCGAGGACAAACTACAGTTCTTATCTGCCAGATATCTATACAGGCAGTCCAAATCGTGTTGAACGATATATGCAGTATGATACCATGGACGGCGATCCAGAAGTTAATGCTGCACTGGATATTCTAGCAGAATTTTGCACACAATTATCAAGAGAAAATAATACACCTTTCACGGTACAGTGGCGCAGCAAGGCTACTAATAGCGAAATACATATCTTAAAAGAGTACCTACAACAGTGGACTAAGCTACAGAAGTTTGACACTAGAATGTTTCGTATCATTAGAAATATTTTCAAATACGGTGATGGATTCTTTATTAGAGATCCAGAAAATCAAAAATGGTTCTACGTTGATTCAGGTAAAGTTGTCAAGATCATTGTCAACGAAAGTGATGGAAAGAAGCCTGAACAATACGTTATCCGTGACCTAAATCCAAACTTTATGAATTTAGTTGTAACACAGATTACACCTAATTCTCAACAAACAAACAATCGTGGATCTAATTATGTTGCAGGTGGTGCTGCTCGAGGCATGACTGGAACATATCCTACACAGTCAGGCACACGTTTTAGCACAGGCGATCAAGAACTAGCAGTTGATGCTAGACACGTGATACACCTAAGCCTATCAGAAGGACTGGATAACAACTATCCATTTGGTAACAGTCTACTTGAAAATGTTTTTAAAACCTATAAACAAAAAGAATTATTAGAAGATGCTATTCTAATCTATCGAATACAACGTGCTCCAGAGCGTAGAATTTTTTACATCGATGTGGGAAATATGCCCAGCCATTTGGCTATGAGTTTTGTTGAACGTGTTAAAAATGAAATTCATCAGCGCAGAATTCCAAGTCAGAACGGCGGCGGCAATAACATCATTGACAGCGCATACAATCCGTTGAGCATCAATGAAGACTACTTCTTTCCGCAGACAGCAGAAGGTCGTGGATCAAAGGTAGAAACACTACCTGGTGGTACAAACCTAGGTGAAATTGACGATTTAAAATATTTTACCAACAAGTTGTTCCGTGGTTTAAGAATTCCAAGTAGCTATCTGCCAACGGGTGCAGATGATAGCCAAGCACAGTATAACGATGGTCGCGTTGGCACAGCATATATTCAAGAGCTACGTTTTAACAAGTATTGCGAACGGTTACAAGCCCTAGTTTCAAGTATTTTTGATCAAGAATTTAAAATGTTCTTGTACTCAAAAGGTGTAAACATTGATTCTTCATTGTTCGATCTTAAGTTTAATCCACCAATGAACTTTGCTAGTCAGCGTCAAGCAGAGCTAGATGGTAATAGAATTAATACATTTAACACAGTACAAGCAGTACCGTTTATGTCAAAACGATTTGTATTAAAACGATTCTTGGGACTAACAGACGAAGAAGTAGCAGAAAACGAGCGTTTGTGGGCAGAAGAAAAAGGTGAAGCTATACCTGTACACACTGACAGTGCCGGCGAACTACGTTCAGCAGGTCTGAGTCAAGCAGGTATTGAAGCAGATATAGATGCCAGTGCACCTGAAGCTGCACCTGAAGACATGGTGCCATCTGAACTAGGCGCTGCTGGAGCACCAATGCCAGCCCCAACGGGAGCACCAGCAACTCCTCCGCCGACAGCATAAATAATAGCATGATTCTAAGAGAACTTTTTTATATTGATCCAGATACTAAGGCAATAGCCACAGATCTGCGCTACGATCAAGGACGTGATACGTCTTTAATTCGTCGTAACGACACTAGAAAAACTAGATTAAGTCTAGGACAGATTAATGAATTAAGAAAAAACTCTGAAAGTCACATCCTCGAACAAGAAGACGAGTTAAGTTTTATCAACACAATGTACGGCGCAGAGCCAGCACCTGCCGTCTAATACATTTTTATTAAAGGTTTGTTACAAAAACCTCTGTTTTTCCACCATTATAGTGCCGTTTTTTACATTAATATGTAAATATAATCGACAGCCTTATACTATATAGGAGACCTAATATGACTGATCGTTCTAAGTTTGAGCTAATGCTCGACGCTCTAATTAATGAGCAGCAAGATAAAGCAAAAGAAATTTTTCACGACATCGTAGTTGAAAAAAGCCGTGAAATTTACGAAAATCTTTTAGCTGACGACATGGAAGATGATGACATGGAAGAAGCCTTTGGTGATGACGAGTCAGGCGATGACAGCGACATTGGCGGCGATCCTAGTGATGACTTCATGAGTGACGTTAGTGACGAAGAAGGTGACGAAGGCGAAGAAGAAGGTGACGAAGGCGAAGGCGACATGGAAGATCGTGTTATGGACCTAGAAGACGCCTTAGACGAACTAAAAGCAGAATTTGAACAACTCATGTCTGGCGAAGAAGGTGACGACATGGGCATGGATGACATGGGCGGTGACGACATGGGCATGGATGATATGGACAGCATGGACATGGAACCAGAAGACGAAAGCTATGCTTTTGAAGCTGGCGAAGACGACGAAGACGGTGACCTAGAAGAAAGACTAATGCGTGAATACGTAGAAAAAGTTTCTGCTCCTACGCATGGTGACAATGGCACTAACACAAAGTCTATCGTAGCAAAGCCAAATCGCATGGGTGGCACAAGTGCTAACATTGCAAAAGGTTTCTCAACAGAGAAAGGCGGTACACAAGGTGGACTATTAAATCCTTCTACTAAAGAAGAAAATTTTGGTAACATCAATGTACCAGGTGGAAAAGCTGGAAAGTCAGCTTTTAAGAAATCTGAGCCAGGACATGGCGCAGATAAAAAAGGCAAAGCAGAGCAAGCCGATAATAGAAAAAGTATTGTAGGTTCAAGATAAGATGAAATATCTTCGTGAGCACTTGAGTTTTGATCAAGCTCAGATTACCCTCTTAGAAAGCGATGACAAAGAGGGTAAGAGTCTATATATGAGTGGTATTTGCATTCAAGGAGGAATCCGTAATGCAAACCAACGTATATATCCTGTACATGAAATTAGCAAGGCTGTCGAAACCCTAAACGATCAGTGTGCCGGTGGATACTCAGTACTCGGCGAAGTAGATCATCCAGACGACCTAAAAATTAACTTGGACCGTGTTAGCCACATGATAACGCAGATGTGGATGGACGGTCCTAATGGTTATGGAAAGTTGAAAATTCTACCTACACCTATGGGCAACCTTGTTAAAAGCATGGTTCAAAGTGGCGTGAAGTTAGGAGTATCAAGTCGTGGATCTGGAAACGTCCGTGAGGACGGTTCCGGTGAAGTGTCAGATTTTGAGATTATCACAGTGGATGTGGTAGCTCAACCAAGTGCCCCGGGGGCCTACCCTACAGCAATATATGAACATCTCATGAACACTCGAGGTGGTAATAGAGCCGTTCGCATAGCGAATGAAGTTCAGGGTGATCCTAAGGCACAGCGTTATCTCAAAGAGAGCTTATTATCTGTAATAAGCAAGCTCCAATAAAGAGGAGAATCACATGTTGGATGCATTAAAAACGTTAATTGAGAATAATGTGATTTCTGAAGAGACTAAAGTGGCTATTGAGTCAGCTTGGGAATCTCGTATTACCGAGAACCGTGAACAAGTTACTCAACAACTACGCGAAGAATTTGCTCAACGTTATGAGCACGATAAGGCCACAATGGTAGAAGCTGTTGACAGAATGTTAACAGATTCACTATCAGCTGAAATCGTAGAATTTGAAGAAGATCGTCGTCAATTAGCAGAAGCTAAGGCAAAGTATGCAGTAAAAATGCATCAAGCTGGCAACGTAATGAAGGAATTCGTTACACGTCAACTAGCCTCAGAAGTTCGCGAGTTACATGAAGATCAAATTCAAATGGCTCAGAAGTTTGGTAAACTAGAAGAATTCGTAGTAGAAGCTCTAGCTCAAGAAATTGCAGAATTTTATAAAGACAAAACCGACCTAGCAGAAACTAAAGTTCGTTTAGTTCGCGAAGGCCGTGAAGCATTAGCACAAATGAAAACAAAATTTGTACAACGTGCCGCTAAGATGGTTGAAAATATAGTTGAAACTAATCTATCAAAAGAGATTAATCAACTTAAAGAAGACATCGATGCTGCTCGCAAGGCAGATTTTGGTCGTAAGTTATTCGAAGCATTTGCTAATGAATATCAAACCAGTTATCTTTCTGAGAAATCAGAAACCAGTAAATTGCTCAAAGTTATAAACTTGAAAGATCTAGAAATTGCAGAAGCTCAACACGCTGTGGCCCAAGCAAAACAGATCGCAGAAAGCAAACACTCAGAGGCTCGTGCTCTTAAAGAAAGTATTGAGCGCCAAAAAATTATGCATGAATTGTTAAATCCTTTATCTAAGGAACAACAAGGCATCATGACAGAATTGTTGGAAAGTGTACACACTGTAAAACTTGAAAATAGTTTTAACAAATACCTTCCCGCAGTAATTGAAGGCAAAGCACCGCAGAAGAAACAGGCACTAGTAGAGGCTAAAGAAATTACAGGCAACAAAATAAGTAACAGCGTAGGTAGTGGCGAGAACGAGTCATCAAATAATATTGTTGATATACGTAGGCTCGCAGGATTAAAAATTTAAGGAGAATTTAAATGTCAGAACTACTACATGGCCGCTGGACAGAAACTAAGGAAGCCCTATTAGAAGGCTTATCAGGCACAAAAAAATCAGTAATGGGTGTAACACTAGAAAATACTCGTAAGTATCTACTAGAAAGTCCATCAGCTGGTGCCACTTCTGCCGGCAACGTCGCAACATTAAACCGCGTGATTCTTCCAGTGATTCGTCGCGTTATGCCAACCGTTATTGCTAACGAGTTAGTTGGTGTACAACCAATGACTGGCCCAGTGGGTCAAATCCATACTCTACGTGTTCGTTATGCAGATAACGGTGACGGCGTAGTAGCAGGTGAAGAAGCACTAAGTCCATTCAAAATTGCTGAAGCTTATTCTGGTAATAATACCGCGAGTAATCCTAAAGCAGCTTCTACAGCAACTCTTGAAGGTGCTGCTGGTAAGCGTATGTCTATTCAAATCTTGAAACAGACAGTCGAAGCTAAGTCACGCAAGCTATCAGCTCGCTGGACATTTGAAGCTGCTCAAGACGCACAAGCCCAACAAGGCATTGACGTTGAAGCAGAAATCATGGCTGCTCTTGCACAAGAGATCACAGCTGAGATTGATCAAGAAGTTCTACGTAGCCTTGCTTCATTGAGCTCAACAGTATTAACATACGACCAAGCTGCTGTATCTGGTACAGCAACATTCGTTGGTGACGAGCATGCTGCTTTAGCTGTTCAAATCAACCGTGCTGCTAACTTGATCGCTCAGCGTACACGTCGTGGCGCAGGTAACTGGGCCGTTGTTTCTCCAACAACATTGACACTACTACAATCTGCTACTACCAGCGCATTTGCTCGTACAACAGAAGGTACATTCGAAGCACCTACAAACACCAAGTTTGTTGGTACATTGAATTCAGCAATGAAAGTATATGTTAACACATATGCTGAGAACGACAACGTTCTAGTTGGTTACAAAGGTGGTTCTGAGTCTGATGCAGCAGCATTCTATTGCCCATACATTCCATTGATGAGCAGTGGTGTTGTTCTTGACCCAGCAACATTTGAACCAGTCGTATCATTCATGACACGTTATGGTTATGTTGAGTTGTCAAACGTAGCTTCTTCTCTAGGTAATGCAGCTGACTATCTAGGTAAAGTTGGTCTAAGCACAACTTACACTAGCGTTAAGTTTAGCTAATCAACATACCGAGAGGTTGTTAATCATAAAAGGCTCTTCGGAGCCTTTTTTTGTTGTGCATAAATACATAGTACGATTCACATGGTGTGAGTTTTATGCGGAAATCCAACCGCGTACAGCCTAGAACGCTGTTTTTCTATAAGGAGAAAATAAAATGGGACGTCCTTTAAGTAAAAAATATTTTGCCAACACAAACTATGCAAAATTTGGCACGGCAAATGTTGGCGGTGAGAGCGCAGCCAGTGTAGCAGTGTCAGGCGTATTCGGTGGCAAAACACCCGGTACATATACAATCCCAGCAAGTGTGATCAGTGCCCCACAAATTACTGGTGGTGTAAAACCAACAATGACTTTAACATACGTAACTTCCACTACTGCTACAGTTGCAGTAGTTACAGCAGGTTCTGGTTATACTGGCACAGTGACCGTCAGTGGTGCCGCACTACAAGCATTAGGTGGTGCCGGTACAGGTACTATTGTACTAACAGCAACAATGACAACTACTCGTCAAAACGGTATCAAGTGCGAAGCACAAATTGGTGCTGGCGGTAGTGAACTTACTACTGGCGACGTTATTAAACAAGTTAGTAGCCGCCGCTATAAAGTTCAAACTACTGACGGTGTAGCAGTTTGTAAATTAGTTACAACAGAAGCTAAAGGTGCAAATGAAATGTCAATTAAAGCCACTGACAGTGCAGGTAACACATACTTTGTTGCTAAACTAACAGCACGTAAAGCTGTACTAGTTCCTGCGGCCAACGTTCACGGCGGTGTGACAACTATCGGCTCGCAATTTGTTTCAGGTACAAGTGCTAAATGGACTTTTGGTAGTGCCGTAGTTAATACTACAGTGACTATTGAAAATCAATAATCAATAATTAGGAACGGGGACTTCGGTCCCCATTAAGGATAAACATGGCAAAGATAGTAAGAGTTAATACTGGAGGGTCAAACAGCTATGCTGGAGATTCAGCTGCCTATAAAATTGTTGTTGATTCAGGTGGTAAAATTGTTTTTAACACAGGAAATCAACTAGGCGACGTTGTTATAACAGGTAGCTTGACTGTTCTTGGAACAACTACATCTCTTGAAACAACAAATACTCAAATTAGTGACAACATCATTGTACTAAACAAAGGTGAAGATGGTGCAGGAGTTACACTGGGTGCTAGCGGATTAGAAATTGATAGAGGATCTGTTGCTGCTGCTCGTTGGGTATATGAAGACAGTGGCGATCTTGCAGCAGTACCTAATGTTTGGCGGGCAAAATATGCTACCACTGAAGCATTTATACCAATTGCTACCAATTATATTTGGACCGACGAAGGCAACTTGACATTAATTGGTCAAGGCACAGGTGTAATCACTGTTACTGGTACCACAGACTACGAAAGTCAAGTTACTAGTGATGATGTGATACCAAATAAGAAATATGTTGATGACTATGTTGCCTACTACGTTGCAACACACCCACCCGATGAAATTATTGATGCTGATACTAGAGTTACAGTTAGTGATTTTGCTACATCAGGCAGTCCAAGTCAAGTTGAGTTCGTAGTAAATAATATTGTAAAAAGTACAATTGATGCAAATGGATTTGTAGCTGGCACTGTAAGACTCGAAGGAAACACAATTAGTGAAGATACTAGTGATACATTGCATATTGATGCATACCTAGCGTTGGACAATAGAGTAACAACTCCGTCAACACCTAGTACTAATGTAAAATTATATTCTACAGCAACTCCAGGTAATGGAGGAACTGGTGTATACTTTGTTAATACTGAAGGTACCAATGACGAATTAATCAGCAAGACCAAAGCACTTTTATTTGCTTTAATATTGTAAGGAAAAATAATGGCTTTAGTAAGCACAATTTTAACAAACTCAGCACTGCCAATCAGCGATGATCTAGCTTCATCTTCTGCTGTGACTGTGATGCTATTTTGTAACTATAACACTCCAAGCAGTGTTGACAGTGCGTTAGGTAGACAGTGGTTAGAAGTATATGCAGTAAAAGATGGTGACAGTCCGGGTACTGCAAATAAATTAATGCATAGAGTACCATTGGATGCAGGCGACACTTTTACGTTTAGTACTGAAAGAATTGTTTTAGATGCACATGATAGAATACATGCTAATACTCTAGGACAAGGTGTTGCAAGTGTAATCATGGGGGGAGCAGGCAGCTCGTACGTCAATGGCGATCCAATTTACTTTTCTGACCCAGATTTTTCTGAAGGTGTAACTGCTACAGGTTATGCACTAGTAACTGGAGGAGCAGTAACTGGAGTTTATATTACAGAAGCTGGATCAGGATACATTACTCCTCCGTCGATTGATTTTACACAATCTGGTAATGGTCTAGCAACTGGGACCGCAGTATTATCAAGCACAAGTCAAGTTACTTGTACAACTAGCTATGTGTTAATCTAATTATGAAATATATCCGTAGACAAAACCTTAATCAACAAAATGCACTTGATAAGAAAGTTCTAATAAAACCTAATGGTGATATTGAATTTAATCCAACAACTAGTGTAACTGTCAACGGGGAATTTATCACAGTAGGCAATCAAGCTGCCGGCCCCGAAGTTACGAATGTAATGTATGTTACCGTAGACGGTGACGATGATAATGATGGATTCGGCGAAGGTCCTCGACAGGCCAAGCGAACTATTAAATCAGCTTGTGAAGTAGCACAAGAAGGTACTACTATTTTTGTCAGAAGCGGAGAATACTACGAAGACAACCCCGTTAGAATTCCGCCTAAAGTAAGTATTATTGGCGACAATCTGCGTAGAACAATTATAAAACCATTAAATGGCACAACTAAATGGAACATAACTTTTGTTGAAAGAATTGACGGCGTTGTCACTATTACCACAGATGTTGAACATGATTTAAATTTACGTGACAGAGTACGAGTAATTTCTTCTCAGACAAATATTGACGACGAGTGTGCAACAGTTGAATCAATTCCAGATTCAATGTCATTTACCTATATTGACTATGGAAACAATCTGACCTATGCAGCAGCCACAGGCACAGTAGAAAGAGGTACAGACCTTTTCTTGGTCAATAGTGCAAATTATATTGCACAAGTAGTATTCAAAGCTATACAGGCACCTGCTTACTGTGTTAATATTGACAATGATGCCGTTGTTGATACTTCACCGTATATTCAAAATTGTTCTAATATTAACGGTCCTTGGATGAACAACGGTGATGAATGGTTTCCATTCATTACGGAACAACGAAACATCGACGGAGATATGGTAACTGGTCCTCGACCACTACTAGATGCTGAATTAGACCCTGCATACTTAGATGTTTATAGTATAAATCAACGTGGCGCAGGCGGCGGCATGCTAATAGATGGCGACAGATATAGCTCAGTCTCTCCTATTAAATCCATGGTAGCAGATGCATTTACACAAGTAGCGCAAGGCGCTGTAGGATTCCATATTACTAATTTTGGTTATATGCAATTAGTTTCTTGTTTTAATGTTTTCTGCCATATTGCCTACTACACTACTAAAGGTGGATATCTAAGTATATCTAATTCAGTATGTGACTTTGGTAACTTTGGATTTGTTGCCGACGGTTATTATAACATTCCCTACGACAGCGGAGTTATTCTATCAGATTATTATTCTTATGTGGCATCAGTGACTATTGATAGTCCTGGTAGTAATTATACTCTAGCACCAATAGTTACATTTGATCCTCCTACATCACTCGGCGGAGTTCAAGCACAAGGCACTGCCAGTATAGATGTGTCAACTGGGTTATTAATTGCAATCAGCATTGACGATCCTGGATCGGGATATGATTTTCAACCCAACATCACGCTAACTGGCGGCGGCGCAAATCCTTCATTAGTCCAGGGTATTGCCACTGCTAACCTGTATAAAAATGAAACAATTACTATAAGTAACCTAAGTAACAAACCCCAAGTAGGCAGTATTGTATTTTTAGAAAATGATCCAACTAGCTATTATATTTCTAATACAGATAATATTGTCCAAACATTTACCTATAACGAAATAAAATGTCGCAGAGACGTTGCACTTATATTAGACGCAATTTTAACAGACATGACATTTGGATCTACTTATTCAAGTACAGCAGCAGGCCTGTCCTACCTAAGATCATATGCTGCTAAAGTTACAAGTCTGCAAAAATTACAAACTATCGCAGGATTAAATGAGGCTAGAGACCTTGCACTTTCTTTAACAGTTAACCCAACAGCACAAACTGCCATAACTGATAATTTTGCCATAGTCACTGACATTATTGATATTGGGTTAGTCGCAGTTCCAGCTTTAGATATTCCTAGTTCACTAACTAGAGAAGAAGGTTATTCTCAAGCTGCTGCTATCTTAGAAGCCAATAAACTGTTTGTTCAAGATGAAATTACTGCTTGGATTGCCTACAATTATTCAGTATTAGATTATGACAGCGTAACATGTTCTCGAGATGTAGGGTTAATTGTTGATGCTCTATGTTACGATTTAATGTTTGGATCTAATTTTAGAACAATAACAGCCGCACGTAGCTACTACAGGGCCGCTGCTTCAGTGGTTACACAACAACAAAAGTCTGCTACTCTAGCAGCGTTCCGTTATTTAAAAATAATAGTTGCTGCAAAAATTACTGACAACCCAACAGCCAACGCTAGTGTAAAGAGTAATATGGACATTATTATTAATGTCCTTGAAAACGGGTTAGAAGAAATTGGTGGAATAGTTAGACCTGATCCAACAGGATATAGTAATAATTATAAATTTGCTAGAAACTTAATTGATGAAAATAAAGAGTTTATTAAAGCAGAAATTAGTGCGTATCTTAATATAAATTGGACTGCGGTATGGACCGGATTGAATGCAGCAGGTCAGGCCAGAGTCCAATTAAACATTGAATATATTTTAGATGCACTTTATTACGATATTACCTACGGCGGCAACTTAGAAACTACTATTGCAGGTCGCGCCTACTATTCGTTTGGCGTGTTGCAGATAAGTGCTCCAGAAAAAACAGCTATTTTAGATGCCTATGATCATATGAAAACTATCATAGGTGATATTGCTCAAAATATTGATATTGTCCAACTACAAGGAGTTGTAATACAAGTTACAGGTTTACCTGGATCAGCTGGTGCCACTAGCGATGCACAAGACTTAATTCAAAATGTCATTGATATTATTGACACCGGTGCATACGTTGACGTACCACCAAGTACTGCTTGGGTTAGTGCAAGTTTATTAGAGGAAGATACAGCATTACAGTATGCAAGAAGTTCTATTCAAGATTCTGTAATCAAATATATTAATGCTAATAATTTTATCTATGACGAAAATACATGTCGTAGAGATATTGCATATATTATCGACGCTATGATATATGACATGTCATATGACGGAAATACACAAACAGCAAATGCAGCCGCAGCATATCTTGAAGGTAGTGTAATTGCTGGACAAGTAGAAGAAACCCTGGCAGCATACAAATATTGGAAAACCATAGTTGGAAACATTGTACGAAACATTGAAATTACGGCTACTCCAGGAAATAATACTAGTCAAGATATAAGCATATCAAAAGGCTCTCCGGTACCTGCTAGTGGTCCTGCTAATTATGCACAAGAACTGTTACAAATTATTATCGATGTAGTTGATCACGGAACTGGCTACTTACCTGATCCTAAAACTCCACCGGACTATGCACTCGGTGACAACACATTGGCCGCTATTAGAACTAATATTTTAAACAATGTGTTATCTATACAAGATAGTGTAATTGATTATTTGAATGGTGCTTATGGTGGAACAGTTGATGTAACTCTTTTCCCGGCAGTACAAAATGTAGTTGCTGGAACCATTGCAAGGTTACACAACGTATCTACTATAAGCACTGGCGGAACAGCATTAGAATATGTGGGCGCAGGTGTAACGTATAATGCACTACCGTTCTTTGGTGGAGAACCAATTCCTGCTAATGAACGCACAGAGATAAACAACGGTAAATGTTTCACGGTTACAAACGATCAAGTTGGTAATTTCCGAGTTGGGTCAATTTTTAATGTTAATGCGCTAACAGGTGAAGTAACCATAGATGCTGAAGATATTAGTTTGTCTGGATTGTCAAGTGTTGGTCCATTTAAACGTAATGGTATCTTTGTTGGTGTTGTATTAAGAGAAATTAGTGATAATACAACGCTGGTTGCCAGCACAGGTTTTCAAGAGGATGATACTGTACCAACACAGTTTGCAGTTTCTACCTATGTAGAAACAAATTACCTTAACAAAGTAACTACTGCTGCTGAAACTGTGGCCAGCAATTCCATAACATTTGATGGTAGCATTGCAGTCAATGGTGGAACATTAAGTACAACTTATACTAATTTTAGTCTAGTCAATGCCGCAGCAACCACTGTTAATTTTGCCGGAGCAGCTACCACAGTTAACATTGGCGATGCTACGGGTATTGTTTATATCAACGGCGACCTACAGGTCAAAGGTGGAGACTTAACCACTGATCAAACAACATTTAATTTATTAGACACAACTGCTACTACTATAAATTTTGGTGGTGATGCTACTGTTATTAGCATTGGTAAAGACAGTGGTACCACTACAGTTAACAATAATTTTAAAGTTAATATTAATTCAACATTGGGTGACGACACCACTGTTGATAACACACTTAACGGTAAATTAATATCTAATATTCCTGATAATGTTGGATCAGCAGTTGAATTTAAACAAAGTACAAATAGCTACTTAAAATTTGATACTTCTAATAGTCTTGAACTTACAACATTTGGATCAACACCATTAGTTACATTTAAAAATATTACAGATGCCAGCGGATCAACTACTGCGTCAGTTACATTTGATGGCGGTGTTGGCATTGCTAAGAAATTATATGTGGGCACAGACTTAACTGTTAATGGAAATAGTGCGCTAGGTAATGATAGAGCTGTGGATACACATACAGTAGATGGTACACTATCAATTAATGTGCCTGATAATACTGCTGTGGCATTTCAAGTTAAAGAAAACACACAAACTTATATAACCGCAGTCACAACTAACGGCAGCGAAAGTGTAACAATTGAGGCAACACCAACACTACTAGTTAAAAATGTCACTGATAATACACTGGGAACCAATGCCAGTGGTGCATTACAAGTCACTGGCGGTGTGGGAATTGCTAAGAATTTAACTGTTGGTGTTGATCTAAGAGTAACGGGCAATACCGTTTTGACCGGCGATTTAGATGTACAAGGTGGTGATATTACCACTAACCAAACAACATTTAATCTAGTTAATACAACAGCAACTACCTTAAATATTGGTGGAGCAAGTACTACTACTGCTATTGGTTCAGCTGTCAGTGGTACTACCACTATTAACTACGATGCGAATGTTAAACATGATCTAACAGTAGATGGTGATGTGCAGGTCAAAGGTGGCGACCTAACTACTAATCAGACAACGTTTAACTTATTAAACGCCACCGCCACTACAATTAATGCCTTTGGTGCAGCCACTGCAATTACTGTGGGTGCCAGTGGTGCCAATACATTTACACTAAATCACGGTACCTTAGTAGGTAGTCAAACAACACAGAATGTGTTTAATACCACGGCTACCACAGTCAATGCCTTTGGTGCAGCCACTACTATTGGTATCGGTGCAAATACTGGTACACTAACACTAAACAATGCTATAGTTACAACACCTGGTCAATTTATTAGCACACGGGCCAGTGATCTAGCAGACGGTGCAGGACAATTATATCTAAATGGTGCTACCGGTAATAGAATTGATTTTAATAACAACGGTACAGCAGCTCCTGCGTTTACCACAAGAAGTGCTGGAAGTAAAATTGTATTATATCCACTGACTAACAGCACTAACACAGATTATGCAATAGGTATTAACAGTGGCACATTTTGGTCAAGCGTTCCTCAATACGATGCCGCACTGACGTTTAAATGGTTTGGTGGAATTACTGAAATAGCCAGCCTTGACGGTCTTGGTAATCAAATACTCACAGGCGATCTTGCAGTCAATGGTGGTGACTTAACTACTACTCAAACAACATTTAATTTAATTAATGCCACTGCAACAACGTTGAATATAGGTGGTGCTGCTACCACAGTCAATCTTGGTATTAACACAGGAACGGTAAATATTGGTGTACTAGCATTAACCACAGATCTTGAAGTACAGTATGGTGGTACAGGTGTAAGTAGTTTTACAGCCAATGGTGTAGTATATGGAAATAGTACTAGCGGATTGTTAGTTACTGCCGCTAGTAATCCAGGTAGCAATGCTACTGCTAGTTATGGAATTTTAACCACAGACGGAACTAATGTTCCAGTCTGGACAGATGTGATAGATGGCGGTACTTATTAACGGGCGATAGTAATATCCTGACCCAGGGCGACGAAAGTCTTGACCCAACCTAGATAGGAAGATGAGATGGCGACAAAAATTAAACATAGACGGTCCAGCGTATCTGGAAATGTTCCAACGGCTGGACAAATTGATGTAGCAGAATTTGCCTTCAATACCACAGACGGATCAATCTTCATTAAGAATGAAGCCAGCGACATCATTGATGTAACAGCAAATTTATACAAGAAAAATACCAGTATTGCCCTAACAGATACTGGCACCGATGGTACTATCACCATGAAGGCTGACGGTACTACTACATTTGAAGCCACATCAACCTTAACATCTATTAAGCAAAATACCAGTATCGAAAATGCCAATGAACTGCGACTAAAAGAACTGACTAGCAACGGTACAGACTATGTTGGCCTTAAGTCTCCAGATAGTCTAGCCTCTAGCTACACATTTACTCTACCCACTACCAACGGAACACTTGGACAACTAATGTCAACTGACGGCGACGGACAGTTGTACTTCTCAGATCCGGACACTTTTGGCGGTAATAGAGTCTACGTATCGGCCAGCAAAGGTAACGATGCTAACGATGGTCTTACTAAACCAGTATTAACAATTAAAAGAGCCTGTCAAATAGCATCCGGCTTAGTTTACACATCAGGTGGCGCAGTTAACGGACAGAGGGTAAACGTAATTGTTGCTGCAGGTAGTTATACAGAACAAAATCCTGTTATTATTCCCGACAACGTTACCATTAAAGGTGATAGTCTGCGCTCAGTTATTATTCGTCCTGCAAATGCTAATCAAGATATGTTGCGTGTGCGTAACGGTTGTTACTTTGGTGAATTTACATTCCGTGACGGACTTAGCGGAAGTACTCCGACATTTACGTTCAGCTATAGTGTGGCCTTCGATGATCCACTAGATATCACAGTTGACAGAACACTATATACCTATCTTCCTTCGACTAAACCACTGATCACGCAATCTCCCTACATTCAAAACTGTTCAATTATTTCATTCTTGGGCGGCAATGGTGTACTAGTAGACGGCAGTAAGGTTATTACACCTAACTCTTCAGCAACTCAAATTGAAGCTGAAAATCCAGTAAGCGGTGCAGCACCTGATCAAGGTAAGTCAATGGTTGCCAACGCCTTTACCATGTTGTCATTTGGAGGTACAGGCTGGCGATTGATCAACGATGCTTACGCACAGATTGTTTCATGTTTCCAAATTTTCATGTTGAACGGTGTGTACACACAGAGTGGTGGTTACTGTTCTATTACTAACTCGGCTACTAACTTTGGTTTATATGCTCTACGTGCCAGCGGCTATAGTCCCAACGCATTTGCCTTTGACAAGGGATACATTGGAACCACTGGAACAATTGGTAGTACACAGACTATTACAGCCTTTGGATGGACTCGCGAAGATGGTCCAATCAACGAATTTGTCATACGATTATATGACCCAAGTACAACTGCAGACTTAACTAGCACTTATAAAACTACCTTACCTGGTTATGTATCTGAAAGTTTTGATGCAGCCACAGACGTTAATACCACTACTAATGTTTTTACTATTACTAGTCATGGATTTTTAAACGGTGACACTGTCTCATATGATTCCAATGGCGGAACAGAAATTAGTCCGATATTCAACGGAGAAATATTTTATATTGGTTATCTAACTGGTAATACTTTTAAATTATTCTACGACGACAGTCTAACACGAGAAGTAAACATACTTTCCGTTGGCGTTGGAACACAGTCTTTTAACACACAAGATTACGAAATGTATGTTGACGAAGTCACAGAAACTCATAATCAATTCCAAACATTGACCTTAGATGCAGGAAGTCCATCGGGATATTCATTTACCATAGGTGATACAATTGAAGGCACCACAGGAGCATTTCCTAATAACGCCTTTGTATACAGTTATGACGCCGGCACTAGGCAACTGGTAGTCTGTCTAAATCCAGTAACTATTGGTCTAACAGAAACTAGAAATAATTTTACTACATCAAGTCAAATTACCACTGTAGCCGGAGTAGCTGCCAGTTATTTTATGACAACCAGTGTGGTATCAAGGACTGATTTATATGGTGCTGACTTTGAAATCCAACCTACAATCGTAGGCGGTGCATTTACCAGTATAGCAACACTACCCGGTAAACAGATATGGTTCCATAGACCTAGTATTACTAACTCATCTGCACACACTTGGGAATATGCAGGATCGGGAACAGACTATAATGCTCTACCACAGAACGGCGGCAAAGGTATTCCAGCTTATGAACAAGTAAGTCAGGGCACTGGCAAAGTTTATACATCTGGTACTAATGAACTTGGTGACTTTAAAGTTGGTAATTTTATCACGGCCTTTAACAGAACAGGTAACGTCACTTTCACAAACAAGATCACAGTTGACACACTGGACGTTCTAAAGCTAGGGGTTGGTGGTGTCACTGTTGAAAGTATCAGTATTGATCCTGAACTAGGACTAAACGAAACAGGTGGTCCAAAAGACAGTAGAATTAGCACTCAGTTGGCTGTATACAGTTATAATCAAATTCACCTTGGCAACGTCATTGACAAAAACGTGAGTACAAATGCTGTTCCGGGATCACTGGTGCAGTTAAACTCTAACGGACAGATCAACAGCGACTTAATTCCTACATCAAGAAGTTTTAGCAGCTTTAGTTCAGCAGGTATTAACAGTAGATTAGACCACTCAGATAATATACCTGCAGGTGATGTGTTAAGCGGAGATATTGCAGTTGAGGCATTTTATCAACAAGAATTAACCATTGACAATCCAATAACTGCTGAAGTTGGCACGGCAGTGATACAAACTACTGCTAATACAGCCACAACATCAATTACATCTACTATAAATTCATTTACAGTGACCCATGCTGGTACGCTGGCCAATAGCACCTATGTTCTAATTGAAGGAGTCACCCCCACAGCCTATAATGGTGTGTGGCTGATCAACCGAGCTATCGCAGGATCATTTACAGTATTCACTAATATTAATCCTGGAACTGCCAGTGTACAAGGTACAATTTATTATGGTGGCGCCAGTGGCCGATTAAAAGGTTCTTATACTGCTGCCACTTCTATCATCGTTGGCAGTGTGTTCTCTAACTTTAATACACCATTTGTCACAGGTGCTAGCACTTTAATTATTGGTACAGACAGAACACCAAGTGATACTAATACCGCAGTGACCGTGAGTATTGCCAGCGCAGCAAGCACATCAAGTTTGAATTATTTCTTAAATGTTGGAACGTATTCACAATATCTAGTATTAGAAAACTCGGCTACACCAACATTTACCAATGGCAGCATCAGCGCAGCACTTAGATATAGCAATGTAGGATACATTACAACTAGCCTAGCACATAACTTTAGCACAGGCAACGAAGTTAAAGTTAATGCGACGACAGATAACTTTGATGGCACTGGCTATGTCACTGTGATTTCTTCAACTGATTTTAGTTATAGTAACAGCGGCACCGACACTGCTGCCACTGCAACAACAACTTCAACAGCAACTCTGGTTGCTGTTACTGGGACAAGTACCACAGGTAGTGTGGCAACTGGTAGTCTAACCGGCACCATTACCTTAGGAGATTATGCGTTTGGTGCTACATTGCCCTACGGCGCCAAAGTCACTGTGGTCAACATGGCAGTTAACCCAAGAACATTTACCATAGCTTGGCCAACGTCGGCAACTGTAACTGGTACTAGTACCGCTGCACTGACATTTGTTACACCTGTTAGTGAAACGGGCACAGTTCGATCAGTGCTAACAGCAGCTGACTCTTCAAGCCAAGGTGAATTTACAGAATTACGTTCAGGTGTGCTAACTTCAGTTAACAACTTATCAGGACTAACCGGAGGAAGTAGTTATGTAGCCGGTATATATTCTAGGGTGCCGTTGACCAATCAAACTGTGGCAACAACTAGTATTAGTAGTACAGCCACAGTGGCCACTATCACACACGGCACCACGGTTATAAACACTTTTGTCACAGGTTCTCAAGTGGTCATTGCTGGCACTACAGCTTCTAGTGGCAGTGCAGAACAGTACAACGGTACATGGACTGTGACTACAGGCGCCAGCGGATCATTTACCATAACTGGAACATTCACTAATACTGCCACTGCCAGTGTACAAGGCACAGTGGCCAGCGGAGTTGGAGAGTGTGCTCTTGCAGCTATCACAGTATCTGGAGCAGGAGCTGTTACTGATGTTGATCTAGTATTTGGCGGAGCCAACTATGCTGTGGGCAGTACGCTAACTACCAGCAATGCATATCTAGGCGGTGCTGGTTCTGGATTTAAAATAACAACCACAGCCATAGAAAAACGTGCCTATGTAAAATTATTTGGCGGCCAAACATTTATTGCCACACCGGGAGCACCTGACTTTGTAGAAGAAAACGCCAGTTTAACAGATACTGCTGATGCAACAACAACTGTAGTGGCCACATTTGATGCCCAATCAACCGGTGCAGGTGGCGGTGTCAACACTGTTCTAAACAGAATTACAACATTGGCGCCACACGGATTTAGCACAGGCGACCCAGTACTCTACAATCCAGGCGTTGATCCAGCGATTGGCGGCTTAACCAGCGGCGCCATATATTTTGCCAAGACTATTGATCCAAGTACTATAGAACTTTATACAAATTATGGCGTATCAACCATTATTGTATTAGCTACATCAACAGGCGCTGGACATACATTCACTAGAAAAACAATAGACATTATTAATAATACAGTAACTATACCAGCTCATGGATTTAATACAGGCGATGCTTTCCGTATTAACGGCAGTGATTTACCTTACATAAGTAGCGTACAGATTACGTCAGGTGATCATTACTTTGTTGGTTCTGTGACAACTAACAGTTTTAGTATCCACGAACTACGCAGTGATGCATTGGACAGTGTTAGTGGTGTTACTATTAATGCTCTTAATATTACAGCCACCGGTTCTGGCACTTTCACTATTACAAAAAATAACATTAAAGTAACTGCAACAGTTAATACCAGTAGTACTTTTAGCGACAATTGGAATAGTCTAACAACCAGCACCATTGACGCAAGCAGTATCATCTCAGGTATTATTAGTACATCGAGACTGGCCTCTGGCAGTGCAAGTAGTAGTACATTTTTAAGAGGTGATTCAACTTGGAGTCCTGTGGTACAAACAGCCGTGCTGGCAGCAAGTTCTGCATTGACCTTAACTGGTACAGGTGTTGGCCCTTATACAGGTGCACTGACATTTGACGTAGTCAAAGCAGATAAAACTGGAGGTAGTGGCGGATATTCAACTACAGGTGTGGCCAGTTTTAATACCACACAATTTTCAGTTGGTACTGGAGATAGTTTAACTGCTGGCCAAGTGTTGATCAAAGCTGGAGTCATTGACGCGGGCACACTAGATACCTACGATTCAAGTTACTTTTTAAATCCTAGCAACTTAACCAGCGCAGTGCCAGTGAACAAAGGTGGTACAAACTTAACTTCATACGCTGTTGGTGATACATTATATGCCAGCGGTTCTACTACAATAAACACCTTGGCTATTGGTGTTGCAGACACTGTAATGACCAGCACTGGTAGTGCGCCACAATGGAGTCCAGCGTTAACAATCGCTAAAAATGTCAGCGTTTCTGGAGCAGACGTTACCACATCGAGTACTGGCGCAACTAAGGTATTCAACACTAACTCAACAGCATTAAATCTTGCCGGTGCCGCAAACAATGTTTATATTGGTTCAAGCACAGCCAGTCAATCATTGTCGAATAGTGTGAAAAGTTATACAACTGCTGGATCTTCAAGCACTACTGTCACAGTCAACGTTGGATTAACAGCATCAATTAGCCTCATAGCCAGAGCAACTAATAGTGCCTCCATTGCTACCAGTAGTAACCACGGACTATTCAGTGGAGATGTAGTCACAGTGGTATGCACCAGCGATACTAGTTTTACCTCAATAGCAACTAGTGTTGTTGTCACTGGATTAACAACATTTGCCTACACAAATAACGGAACTAATGTTGGCAGTACCGGGGGAACAGGTAGTGTTTATATTGGAGCAACAGGTATTGCTCTTGGAACTACAGCAAGCAACGGTGATACAGCACTAATATTTGTCAGCACCACGGGTGTTAGAGCAGGCATGTTAGTACAAAGTGCCGCCAGCGTACCTGCAGGCACTACAGTTGTTGGCGTTGACGCTACCCGCATATATCTAAGTGCAGCCTTAACTGGCACAATTACCAGTGGCACAGCTATAATTTTTACCAATACCAATACCAGTTTAGGTATTAGCACAGGTGATCAAATTACCATTGCTAGCTCAACAGTGACTAATTTAGATGGTACTTGGCCAGTGACCAGTGCAGGTGCAACATCAACAACATTCAACGTTAAAATTACCAGTGCTATTACACAGACAAATGTTGCTCGAGTAGGCACTATAGTAAGAATTAACAATTTGCTGTTGAAGAATAGAACTGTGACATTGGGCAGTTCAGAAGCCAGTGCTAGTCCTGTGGCAGCAACACTCAAGGGTGAAAATGCTGTAGGTACTGATGTTGCAGGAGCAGCTTTAACAATTCGTCCAGGATTATCAACTGGCAGTGCCACAGGCGCTGTGATCAACTTCCAAACAGGCACTACGAGTACTACCGGTGATACTACTCAGACAGCTGTCACTAGAATGACCGTGACACAAAGCGCAGCAGCTACCACACTAGATTTGACCACAGCAATGACCACAGCCAATGTGTTCAACACTATAGCAACCGCAGTCAATGCCTTTGGTGCTGCCACAGCAATCACAGTAGGTGCCAGTGGTGCCAATACATTTACATTGAATCACGGCACCATAGTTGGTAGTCAAACAACACAGAACGTATTCAATACCACGGCAACAACCGGCAATTTGTTTGGTGCTGCCACAACTACTAATATTTCTACAACTGCTGCCAGTGCTAATACAACATTAGTTGGTCCTGCAATTACTGGTAACACATTTAGAATAAACGGTACTACTTCTGGTACTGTTAACTTAACATCACCTGTGACCACTGGCATTGTTAATCTCTATACTGGTACTACCACCGGTACTATCAACGTGGGTAGCACTGCCGCAGGAAAAGTTGCCATAGCATTCAACACAGCAAGTACAACATCAACCACAGGTGCGCTAACTGTGGCAGGTGGTGTTGGAGTTACTGGTAATGTTTATGTTGGTTCAGCCAGTAGAGTTGGATTTGTAAATGCCAGCAATGTTAGTGCGGTTTATCAGGTCTACAACAGTGTGGCCAATAGTTTAGATACGGTGTTCGGATAATGCCAGTAGCTACTAGACTCCTTAGCACAGGGACATTGATGGTCAACGGTGAGTTTGACGAAGTTACTTCTATAGCACCGTTAAAGTTTCGCACAACATCAAACACGGTGTTTGCCAGCGAGTTTGATGAATTCACAGGAGCACCAGTTGTAGATAGTAGTTTAAAACTTTGGCTCGATGCTGCTCAAACAACAAGTTATTCGGGCTCTGGTTCAACTTGGACTGATTTGAGCGGTAATGGTAACAACGGCACCATAGTAAATAGTCCAACATATTCTACTGACAACGGTGGATATTTTAGTTTTGGAAGTGGTGGATCACAAAGAACTAGTTTTACCTATCAAACACCAGTACAATCGGCTTCTACAGCCTTCACATGGAACATATGGGTATATCCTGTTGCTAATCAAGATGGATATGTTCTCATGGGCTATAGAGGAACCACCCCTTTACAATTCTACAAATTAACCACCCAGAAATTTGAGATGTATCCAGCTGAAATATTTTATCTGTTTACTCTGAATGTCTGGCAAAATATATGTGTAACTTATGATGGCACACAAAGTGGAACAGCTAATATGAAGATGTATGTAAATGGTATACAAGTAGGATTACGAGATGCTGACCAACCAGATTTTTCGCCTAGCACCATGCCATTTTATGTAGGAGGAGATCCTATTGCCAGTGAATTTGCTACCGCAAGGATTAGCCAAGTTATGGTATACGACCGTGCTCTATCCACAGCTGAAATTACACAAAATTATAATGCTTTACAAAGCAGATACGGATTAGCATCTATAACAGCAACTCAAATGCCAGTGGTTCAAAGACAACAGAGTTCAGGAACTTTATTGGTCAATGGTGAATTTGAAGAGTATCTTATACTTAGTAACACGTTTACAACAGATGATCTGTTTGTTGTACCTGCTGGTGTAACCAGTATCTCTGCTGTTGCCGTAGGCGGTGGTGGTGGTGGTGGTGGTGGAACAGACACTACTAATGGTGGCGGTGGTGGTGGTGGTGGTGCTTTAGCGTATGTCAATAGTATAGCAGTAACACCTGGAGAAACATTAACCATAGTGGTAGGAACAAGTGGTGCTGGTGGAGCAGGATTAAATGTTGGAACTTCTGGTGGACTTTCTAGTATTGCAAGATCTGCTACAATTTTATTACAAGCAAATGGTGGAACAAGAGGTAATTGTTTTGCAATTAATGGAAATAATAATGGTGGTGCTGGTGGAACAGTAGTAACTGGCTCAGGTGGTACTGGTGGTGCTGGAGCTGCTGGTACTTCTTGGGGCGGTGCGGGTGGAGGCGGTAGCGGCGGATATTCAGGTGCTGGCGGCGCAGGTAGTGTGGGTGCCGCCAGCCAATTTGCAGGTAGCGCTGGCGCTGGCGGCGGTGGCGCTGGCGGTACTGGATCAAATACCAGAGGTGGTGGTGGTGGTGGCGTTGGACTTGATGGAGTTAATATAAGTGGAGTATCCCTGTTCTCCAGCTCTGATGGTGCTGCGGGTGGCGGTGGTTCTAACGGTAATAATGGCACTCAAGGTAGTAGCACTGGCAACGGTGGCCTATATGGTGGTGGTGGTGGTGGTGGTGAAGACAATGCAACAGGTACAGGTGGCGCAGGAGCACAGGGCGCAGTAAAAATATTTTATAACGCTGGTGGAGGAAGTAGTCCTACATTTCCAGTTGCTTTTGTTTAAATATTAAGGTAGATATAATAAATGGCTAAACTAAACTCAGGAACAAGAATATACGGAACGGCAACAGTTGATTCCACATTAACGCTACAGGATCTAGTGACATCTGCTGTCACGGCTAACATAGCAAACACAACATCAACAACGGTCAATGCGTTTGGTGTGGCCACTGCTATAAATCTTGCAGCCACAGCAGCCGCTGCAACTACACTGACAGTGGGATCATCTAGTAAAGATAATACGTTAACTATCAACGGTAACAGCACCACTGGCACTGCCACACTAACATCAAATGTGACCACTGGTACAACAAACATCTTTACCACGGGTCAACTTATTAGTATTGGTTCAACTTCTGGTACATTGACAGTTAACAATGCCCTAACAATATTCAACAGCACCAAATCAATACAATTACCAGTTGGCAATACAGCAGCCAGACCCACAGCAGCAGCCGGACAAATTAGATACAATAGTGAACTTAGCACATTTGAAGGCTATGGGGCAGCATGGGGCAGTCTAGGCGGTGTTAAATCAGTTGATGGATTGACCTACATTATTCCGGAAACAACGCCAGGCGCCAGCAATGGCGAACTAGAATTCTACGCTGAAGATGCCACTGGTTTAGCAACTGTAAAGGTTGGCGGTTGGAATTACACACGATTATTGGTATCAAACACCACAGAATCAACGGCATATACAGACGGTTCTCTAATTGTATCAGGTGGTGCGGGCATTGCCAAGAAATTATTTGTACAAGGTGCTGCCACATTCAATACTAGTATATCATCTGGTGGTAATATCACACTCACTGCTGCCACACCAACTATTAACTTTAATAACACTGCACCCACTATTGCAACCAATAGTTCAGGCAGTACTGCAAGTATATTTGATACTAATGTGACAACTGGCCAACTATTCAGTGCAGGTACATCAGTGACCATTGGTGCTACCACTGGCACATTGAATCTACGTAATGTGACTATCACTGCGGCCAATGCCACTGCATTTAATATCAACGGAGCAAATCCAAGTATTGCCAGCACAGATACCGGTACTGCCAGTGTGTTCAATGCCAACATTACTACGGTTAATTTTGGTCAAGCAGCAGATATATCAATGAGTGCCGTGGGAAAAACAGTCACAGTACGGGGCGCTCTAACAGTCAATGGTAATACTACACTGGGTGATGCCAGCGGAGACAGTGTAATATATACTGCCAGCACTGGTACCGTGACAACTACCCACGCTTTCACCAATAATGACACTGGCACAAACACAGTAGTTTATCCAATTAAATTTGCACATACCCTATCATCGGGTACAGCCGCAGCGGGCATTGGATCAGGATTCCAATTCACCGCACCAAATGCAAGTGGCAGTGCGATCGCAGGCGGCAGCATTGAAGCAGTTTCAACCAACGTAACTGCTACATCAGAAGCATATGACGTTGTTGTCCGTGCCTACACTGCGGGATCAAGTGGGACCGTATTAAAAGCCAACGGTACCTCACTGGAAGTTGGCGCAAGTAACACTAATACCACTGTTAGATCTAACGGAACTGGAACACTAACAGTAACAGCTGGCACCACAGGTGCTAGTAGTGCTGGTGCAACAGTGACAGTCACCGGCGGTGCAGGTGGCTCAACTACTGGTGCAGGTGGTCAAGGCGTATTTAAAGGCGGCGATGGTACTACTTCAAGTGCAGGCGGAGTGGCCACACTCAAAGGTGGTGCAGCAGTGGGTACAAACATCACTGGTGCAAACACTGTAATCGAAGCAGGTAATGGTACTGGCACCGGCGGTTCAGGCAGTATTATCTTAAGAACAGCAGGTGCAGGTTCAAGCGGCGCAGTAGCAGATACAATGACTGATAGGTTGACTATCAGTAACACAGGTAATATTACTTTTGCCGGTGCAGTGACCATCGGCGGGGACCTAACAGTTAATGGAACTGTTACAACTATTAACTCAAGCACAGTTACCATTGATGATAAAAATATTGAGCTGGCCAGTGTTGTTGGGCTCAGTGGACTAACAGTTACTCTAACCAACGGTAGTGCAACGGTCACATTCATTGGTTCAAGTACAACTACAGGTTTACTAGCGGGCCAAACACTAACAATCTCCACCACGCAAACTGGTAGTCCAGCATTTGGTGTTGGGGCAACTATTCAAAGTGTTGACAGTCTAACAGTGGTAACAATGACTGGTAATACCACTGGTACCAGTGGTAATGTAACTGTTAGCTCAAGCGGCAGTTCAGATGCCACAGCAGATGGCGGCGGTATTACAGTTAAAGGTGCCACAGATAAGACTTGGAGTTATGTAAACTCAACAACTGCTTGGACCAGTAATCAAAATATTGATGCTGCATCGGGAAAAACATACAAAATAAATGGTACCGATGTACTCAGCGCAAGTGCCGTGCTACAAAATTCAGCCACATCCAGTATTGGTGCAACAGGCAGTGCAGCCACAGTGAATATTGGATCTACTAGTAACAACAATATATTAAACATTTATGCTAATGGTACCACTGGTACAGCCACACTAGGTACTAATGTAACCAACGGAACGGTCACTGTATTTGCAGGTGTGACCAACATTATTAATTACAGTGAAGCAGCAACTACTATTACCGTGGGCAATACTGCAACAGCGGCACAGAGTGTTAGCATGTTCACCGCCAGCACTGGTTCAAGCACCTATAACTTTGCCACAGGTGCTACACTCAATGGAAATACCAAAGCCATTAACATTGGCACTGCCGGTGTAAGTGGAAGTACATCAAATATCAGTATCAACTCTACAGTAAGTGGCGCACTTGGAACTACAACGATTGGTGGTGCAACACTAACAGTATCAACCCCAACAAGTATTAACTTAGGAACTGGCACTAGTGCTCTTACTACAACTACTGTAGGTGGTGCTATCACAGGAAATATATTAAAGATTGCCGGTGTTGCAGCAGGTACTGCCAATATAACAACGGATGTAACCAGTGGTACATTTAATATTGCTCAAAGTGTAACTGGTACTGTGGCCATTGGTGCAAGTGGTACTGTGCAATTAGGTACAAGTGCAAGTGTAACTACAATAGCACAAGTTGGCGGTGCCGTTGATGGTAATACCTTAAAAATTGCTGGTACCGCAACGGGAACTACCAGCGGTATTACAACAGATGTAACCTCAGGTACATTTAACATTGCACAATCAGTAACTGGAACAGTAAAAATTGGATCTAGTGGCACTGTGCAATTAGGCACTAGTGCAAGTGTAGTAACTATTGCTCAAGTTGGTGGTGCCATTGATGGTAATACATTAAAGATTGCCGGTACCGCAGCGGGAACAACCAGTGGCATTACCACAGACGTAACCACAGGTACATTCAATATTGCACAATCAGTAACTGGTACTGTGGCCATTGGTGCAAGTGGTACAGTTCAATTAGGAACTAGTGCAAGTGTAACCACAGTGGCACAAGTTGGCGGTGCAGTTGATGGCAATACCCTAAAGATTGCAGGCGTTGCTGCAGGTACAACCAGTGGTATTACAACAGACGTAACCACAGGTACATTCAATATTGCACAATCAGTAACAGGCACTGTGAAGATTGGTCTAAGTGGTACGGTTCAATTAGGTACCAGTGCAAGCGTAGTAACTACAGCTCAAGTTGGCGGGGCTGTCACAGGTAATATTCTAAAGATTGCAGGCGTTGCTGCAGGTACTGCCAACATAACAACAGATGTCACAACTGGTACATTTAATATTGCTCAAAGTGTAACAGGCACTGTGGCCATTGGCCTAAGTGGCACTGTACAACTAGGTACAAGTGCAAGTGTAGCAACTACTGCTCAAGTTGGTGGTGCCGTCACAGGCAACATATTAAAAATTGCGGGTACAGCAGCCGGCACAATTAATCTAACCACTGACGTTACTACTGGTGCAGTTAACGTATTCGCAAGCCTGACCACTGCTACCATGACAATTGGTAGTGCAAATGGCGGCCGTGTTGCCATTGCCTTTAACCAAGCGAGTACAAGCACTACCACTGGTGCTGTAACCATTGCTGGTGGACTTGGAGTTGCCGGCGCTGTCAATGCACAGACCAAGAGCTTTATTATTAGTCACCCAACTAAGCCCGGCAAACTGTTGAAACACGGTAGTTTAGAAGGTCCTGAATTTGGTGTATATGTACGTGGTAAGGTAACTGGTAAAATTATTGAACTTCCAGATTACTGGTTAGGATTAGTCAATGAAGATACAATCACAGTTGATCTAACGCCAATCGGTAAACATCAGAAACTATACGTGGAAAAGATTGAAGGTAATCGAGTGTACATCAACAATGAAGGCCTGTTCAGCGGCAGTATCAGTTGTTTCTACACAGTTTGGGGCGAACGCAAAGACGTTGGCTCACTAGAGATAGAGTTGGACGAATAATATGCCACTCATAATTAATCCGCAAACAGGGTATCAGGTAACAATGAACCCACACTCAACATTTTCTGTTAATACAATGTTTTCAACTAGTTCATTTCTATCATTTACATTTACTAACTCAGGTGCTATTGGACCTGTCGGTCCAACATTATTACAAGCTCTATCAGCATACTCTTCACGACCAGATATTATTTCTGGACTATCAATATCTGGACCAGGCTATCAATCTTTTGTAATTCCTAATACAGGAACTTATAGATTTACAGTAAACGGAGCATCCGGCGGAGTATGGACAACTAGTCCCATGTCACCTGTTTCGTCTTCATTAGCTCCTACTATTGACGGATATAAACGTCCACCTGGCGCACTAATTCGAGGCAGCTACAATCTTACTATTGGTCAAATAATCACTATGGTGATAGGACAAGGCGGCGGCGACGATGACAACGTAATAGCAAACTGTCCAGGAGGAGGTGGCGGCACATTTGTAACATTAGGATCATATGCTGCCGTTCTTGGTCTAACAGACACATTATTATTTGTTGCTGGCGGTGCTGGCGGTGCTGGCTATCAAGTGTTAGATTCAGCTTCCGATAACTACTCAGCAGGAATAGGACAAATCTCAACTTTTGGAGCCGCCGCAAGCGAAGGCAGTGGCACCTTTGGAAACGGAGCACCTACAATAGTCACCAGCAATAACTCGTCCGGTGGTGCGGGATACTTATCAGGGCCTGGATTAGCAACAACTACTGACTTTACAACTACAATTCCAACAAATGCTGTTCCTGTAGGATTTAGACAAGGAGCTAAAGGCGGATCGTTTCTTGGATTAACTAGAGGCTGGGGTGGTTTTGGCGGTGGCGGCCAAGGTGCTAATTCTACTACTTCGGACGATGATAAAGGTGGTGGCGGAGGCTACTCAGGCGGTGCCCATGCGTTTGACGCAGATTGGTTTGGCGGCGGCGGTGGCTCGTATACAAATCCCAGTGCTACTTCGTTAACATTAACAGCCGGCGGCAATACTACAAGTAGGCACGGTTCTGTGCTATTAGAATTTTTAGGATAACTACATGCCAGTACTAGCTAATCCACATTCAACATTTACTATATCTACGGTTTTCTCTGCAGTAGTAGTTGCTCTACCTAGAATTCAATTGCTGTCCGGGACTACCTACGATGCTACTAACTGCGGTGCCGTTGCATCAATTGATGCGCTTACTACTGAGCCACTGTATTCTATCCTGCCAACATCGGGATTCTTAAAATACATCATCGCCAAGTCTACTGGAAATCAAACTATCACAGTTGCATATATAAGAAGTGGTACTACAATTTCACAGTCTGCATTCTCAACATTAGGACTTGCACTATCCTATAGTACCGTAGTTAGTAGTATTCTATTTTATGCAAACGATGACCACGATACGTTGTTCATGGATGCCGATGGTGCAGGTGTAATTTCTAGAACTAACACCAGTTCCTTTCAAACCGGCAATTGGGATAAATTCCGAGGAACTACTGAAGTTATTACAAATTCACCATTAGACAGCGTAGTCTTATATCCTGCATCCTCATTTGTTGGAGTGGGCTCAACAATAGTGTCATTCCCTAAAACAACCAGCGGTGTTTGGTTTAATTTAAGCGCAGGCACTTACAGAGTTAATAATCTTACATCTCAATCAATACCCGCAGCTATGTTACCTGTTAGTAGCGTTGGCACACCGGTAAACTCTATGTATACAATATCAGATGGGGTTAATCAATTTATTGCTGGAAGATCGGGCTCTACTACAGCAGTATTATGCACTGTAGATCTTACCACTGGAATAATATCAGCAACAGCCATTACCTATACAGCTATACCAAATCTGACTAACGTAACTGAAGAAGATGCAGTGGGAACCCAGCTATTTGCAGTCGATGGTTCTGTATCGTTCTACAGTAATACTATATTCTATCACGGTGGCACACGCCCGTGGAAAGACGTTACAGGATCTCCAATCAGCACCACTGGAAAAACAACGTTCACCGCAGGTGTTGATACACAGACTGGCATGGATATCTTTGGATCCATTGATGCCAGTGATAGATATGTATGGTTTGCAGACTGGGGACATGATAACGGTGGTTTATTCAATGTAGGTAACGACAGTCAACTGGGTGTAAGGAAAACCAATATTATTCATATATCTGATTCCTATACAAATTAATAATATGATAATTAAAAGAAACACAACTTTATCTACTGCTCCTATAATTTCATCAGGATTAGCAGATAACAATGGATCCGTGGCAATAGAATATCAAAATACCCCAATGTTTTAAAACTTAAATACACTAAATACTATACCATGGCAGATTCAGATAAAAATATACTTATTACCCCAAATAGGGGACAGACCGCAGTTCCTAGCATTGTGTTCACGGGACAAAATAATACTCCCTTGACATTATCTGTCGGAAATGCTGGAGATCTAGTCTACTCAGCCCCAACTGCTGGAACATTTTTTACGTTGGGTAACACCATATCAACTGATATTTTCAGTATCACTGATTCAGGAAGTACTCCAGTTTTTAAAGTAACTACCACTGAGATAGTGGCCAACTTACCAATATCGGGCGCAGCTGGCTCTACTTTGATGACGGACATCAGCAATTTATGTGACGGTGATAGAACTGTATTTGATATTAAATCCGAGCAGACAATTATAACTACAACCTATATAATCGATAGTAAAGATCTAGAAGTCACTGTTAACGGACAGAGACTAACACCTTACACACTACCACAGCCCAGCGCTTGGATGCCGGCATTTGACTGCTATTCCAGTAAGATGTTTAGGGTAAGAGAAAATCGGCTAATTATATACAACGCACCGGATGTTGGCAGTCAAGTAAGCGTTGTAATAAGAAAGACAGCAGCATCAAAACAACAACAGAGATATCCGTTTAGACCAGCAACAATCGCACTAGGAGATTAATAAAAATGGCCAAGCATGTAATTTTAGAAGCATACGCATTTACACCAAGTACTCGCACAGTGGTGATCACGGGTAAAAACATCAGAAGAGAACAACTGCTGCTAATCACCAACACCACTACCAATGTGGTAGTTTATAACTTTAGTGACTCAGATCTAAAAGCAACCAGCTATGTCAACGCTGCCGATGCAACAACCGGTCAAGAAACAACCACAATAGTTCTAAACTATAATACAACATCGATGTCGGCTACTGACAAGTTGACTATCATGGTTGAAGAAACTTATCAGGAAATTATCCCAAGTGAAGTAATGCGTGATCCAGTGGATAAATTGCGGGTGAGTACACCACAGTCATTGATTGACACTGACTTTGAATATGGTATGCAGCCCACAAAGTGGGACACTGTTAATTTATTAAACAATCGCCCAAGTGCATCCTACGATCCAACTCAGGGTATTAGTAATACTTCAAGAAGTGATTTAACTTTTGTTGGCTCCAACACCAGTGCCTATCAAATTACCAACATGACATCAAGTCTTAAAGTGGTCACAGTGGCCATTGGTAATACCACTGGTATTACCGCTGGACTACCTATCTACATTGTAGGTTCAGCAGACAACGCCAACGTCGACGGCTGGTGGTTAGTTGAAACTGTCAGCGCCAACACTAACTTTACATTTACTGTGACCAATACACCGATCACAACAGCATTATATGACGCCTTCAAAACTTATGTGTTTGTTGGTGCTTGGTTTAGCGGCTCACCCATTCCTCTTACCAGTATTGTAATGAGCGGCTCAGTGGGTACTGTGACTACCACTGGTGATCACGGACTACGTGTAGGTGACGCTTTTTACATTGTAGGTACAACAGGTACCAGCGGCGCAGCCACAGGTGCCGGCACCATTAACTCAAGTTGGGTAGTGGCCACAACTCCTACTAACAGTACGTTCACATTTGCCGCTGTGTCCAATGCTGTTACAGCCACACTAGCCGCTGGCGCCAACGCAACATTGTATCCACGTGCCTTGGGCTACGTACAACACAGACCATTTGACGGCGGTGTGTCATTTAGTAATGAAACTGCTGCACATGGTTATCAAGTTGTCCGCCAGACAAGACGACAATTTCGTTATCAATCTGGTAAAGGCAGTCAATTCTCAACTGGTAGCGTATTAAAACCGGCACTTATAATTGACAACATTACTTCAAGCAGTACCACAGTTACCGTAACTTCAAAATATGCTCACGGTCTAGGTCCAGGTGCATTTGTACGTGTTACAGGTTGTACTGAAACAGCCTATAACGGTACATTTGCTGTGGTCTCAACTCCAACACAGACAACCTTTACCTATACGGCATTGGCCGCGCCCAGTGCAACACCGGCAACAGGTACCTGGATTGTAAGTCCATGGTCGTGGTACGGAAGCACCAACCGTGTCGGTATGTTTGACAGCCAAAACGGATTCTTCTTTGAATTTGATGGACAAACATTCTACGCTGTTAGACGCTCAAGCACATTTCAACTATCGGGAGTGGCCTCAGTTACTAATGCCAGCCAAAGTGTAACTGGTACAGGCACTAAATTTAGTAGTCAACTAAAGCCAGGCGACTCAGTTGTTATCCGAGGTATGACATATTTTGTGCAAAACATTACCAGTGACACACAAATGTATATCTATCCAGAATACAGGGGCGTTACCAACAGTTTAATTACGATAAGTAAAACTATTGATACACGCTATGCACAGAGCACATGGAACATTGATCGTTGTGACGGAACTGGTGCAAGTTTATTCAACTTAGATCTAACACGTATGCAGATGTTCTATATTGACTTTACATGGTACGGTGCAGGCGCTATCCGCTTTGGATTTAAAAATGCACGTGGTGAAGTATTTTACTGTCACAGGATTACCAACAGTAACGTTAACCCAGAAGCATATATGCGTAGTGGTAACTTAGTTGCTCGTTACGAAACTAACACCGTACCTTATAGAACATTTTTAACAGCCGCTTGGGGTATTAGTACTAGCACTGGCGCAATCTCAGTAGCAGATACTACAGGTTGGCCAGCCAGCGGCACTGTGGTTGTTAAAGCCTCGGCTGCAACCGGCGCGGCCATGGAGTATATGACTTACTCAAGCAAGACCACTACTTCGTTAACTATTAGCGCTCGAGCACAAACAGGTGGCGGCAGTGCCACTGCATTTACATACTCAGCAACTGCTCCTATCCTAATAGAACTATACAGTCCACAGGCTGCAAGCCAAATTGGTCACTGGGGTAGTGCTGTTATCATGGACGGACGTTTTGATGATGATAAATCACTAATATTCGTTGCTGGAATGCAACGTACACGGACTATTACCAACGTGGCACAAGATGTCACTGTGCCTTTGATTAGTATTCGTGTTGCCCCAACTGTTGATAATGGTTTAACAGGTATATTGGGAGCAAGAGAAATTATTAACCGTATGCAGTTAACAATGCGTAGTATGAGTTGTCAGACTACTGGTACTAATATGGTATTCTTAGTTTCTCTGCGTTTAAATGGTCGTGTCAGCACAGGAACATTCAACGCAGTTGGTGGATCTAGTCTAGCGCAGGTAGCGTATCACGGAAGTGGCGCAACAATCAGTGGCGGAGAAGATATATTTGGTTTCTACACAAATACTCCGGGTGTTACTGCTCAAGATTTGCAAGCAGTTCGAGACATCGGTAACAGTATTTTAGGTGGCGGTATCTCTAACACTTGTCCAACAACCGCCACTAATCTGTATCCAGACGGACCAGATATTATTACAATTTGTGCCACAAACATTACCACTATTGCAACCAACTCAATTAACGCACGTATTTCGTGGACAGAAGCACAGGCCTAACGGGAGACACAACGTGGCAACTAGAGACTATGGCGTACATCAAGTTACTTCAACTGCTATCAGTAGTGGCAAAGTTGGTGACGAATACTACAATCCCACAACCAACAAGCTGTACAAGTATGTGGCTCATAATGGTACCAGTCCTGCTTATGCAGAAACACTGACAGCAGATGCCCTTGGCAACATAGGTTTTAGCAAGACTGCTGCCTACAAACTTGATGTTGCTGGCACTGTGAATGCCGCCGCCATGAGAGCCGGGGTATTCCTCACCGGACAGTACATTGACAGTAATATTTCTATCAGTGGCGGCAGTAATGGACTAAGTGTTGGCCCATTAACTCTAGCAGCGGGAGTTACACTGACTGTGACTCCAGGACAGAGACATATTATTCTATGACCACACTGATTACCAGCACAACTCTAACCAGTGGATATCAACTAATTGCTGATGCCACAGGCACATTGGTCATACAAACAGGCAGTGGTCTCAGCACATCTTTATATGTTGATAGTACTCAGATAAAATTTTACACTGCTAACACAGAACGGTTAAAGATTGATACCAACGGCATGCAAACTAGTACTATTGCAGGTTTTCAATTTACTGAAAGTTCCGGCGTATACACTCCTGTGGGTAAAACTAGAGTGACCTATGCAGCCACAGGCGCACAGCAAACATTAGTCATTCCTGCTGGTATAAACTACATATTTGCCAAACTATGGGGTGCTGGATCCGGCGGCGGTAATACTGGCGGATGGTCGTTTGGCAGTCCTGGCGGTGGCGGCGGCCACTCCTACGGTATAATTCCAGTAACTCCGGGTGCAACCTACTATATTGTTGTTGGCGCAGCAGGACAGACAACCTATACAAGCAGTACTACTCTAGGCTATGGTGGTGGTGGTGGCCTGAATGGCACTGCTGATAATCGATGGGCCAGCTCGGGCGGCGGCTATACTGGAATATTTAACAGTGTGACTCCTTCACAGGGTGCTGCATTGTTAATTGCTGGTGGCGCAGGCGGTGGCGGCGCAAGTAGACAGGGTTTTGGAAACTCAGGTGGCGCAGGTGGCGGATCAACAGGCCAAGATGGCGGCAGTCCCTACGATGCTAAATCAGCGTTTGGCGGCAAGGGCGGCACACAGAGCGCAGGCGGCGTCGGCGGCACTGGCGGCAGTGCAGGCGGAGCATTATTTGGTGGCGCAGGTGGTGTCGGAAACACTTACGGTGGTGGTGGTGGTGGCGGATATTGGGGCGGTGGCGGCGGCAGCTATAGTGAATCAAATACCATGGCAGGTGCCGGAGGCGGCAGTGGATTCGTTGGAGCAAGTGTGTTAATGGGTGCAACATTCACAGGCGCAGGACAAATTCCTGCATTCTCCTTTGATAACGATCTTGCTAAAAGTATAGATACCTATAGAGGTTGCATGCCTTATGCCTATGGCGGCCATATTAATGGAATTACCACTGCCCCAGCCAACACATTCGGCGGCAGTGGTTATGTGGTTATATACTATTAATAGGAATTAAAATATGGCATTAATCTTAGACGGTACATCGGGCATTTCGGTCACCGGTGACAACACAATTACACAAAATTTTACAATCCCTCAAAATGTAAAACTCTCCACCGCCGGAACAACCATTCAAAATAGTTCAGGTAGACCGATATTAAATCAAACTGGGTCAGTAATACAAACTTTAAGTACAACGCTGACTACATTCGGAACTACAACATCAACTACCTACGTGGCAGTCAGCGGCCTAAGTGTTACAATAACACCTTCAAATACCAGCAGTCAAGTACTAGTACGTGGTTATCTATATGTCACAGGTTCAGCACAGAACGGTCAGTTTGTTGCTCTTTATAGAGGCGGGTCAATTCTTACTGGTATTATTGGTGCTGCTGGCGCCAATGCTATTCAAAATGGTACTGGTGGTACTACTAGAGCGTCGGGCGGACATATACCAGCTTCGGCCGCAGTAACCTATGTAAATATACCTTTGTATTTTGAATACTTGGACAGTCCTGCTAGCACAGCAGCACAGGTATATCAAGTGTATATACGAGTTGGTAACGGCAGCACTATGTATTATAATTATCAAGCTCAAACAGGTACTAACGCTGACTTTGGCTACTATGCATCTACTATTACAGCCCAGGAGATTGCAGCATGATACCACATAAGGCAATTTATAAATTATATCCAACGGTTCGTACAATTTACGGCGAGTGGGATGCACGAGATCAAGAAGGTAATCCTGTAGACATTGATCAAGACCTAGTCAGTGCTTGGGTAGATCCTGAAGCTTATAAAGATCAACGATTTGCGGAATATCCGTCTATAGCCGATCAGTTAGATCGACTATACCACGAAGGCTATGACGGATGGCGAGCAGCTATACAAGCAATTAAAGATAAGTATCCAAAGGAATAACCAGTGGCACAAACAATCAATGCAGATGATGGTGTAATCTCAGGGTCAACTGGACTCAAGTTCACTGCTGACACCACAGGTATCTTAGCACTACAGAATAACGGAACTACACGAGTCACCGTCGACTCCAACGGAATTGTGCTGGTTGGACTTACTTCCCCGCTCACTGTTAGTGGCGCGGCTACTTGGCAGCAGCAAACTTCTGGAACAGGTGCAACCGGTTATGTTCTTTCAAGATTTAGTGACAATGCAAATCCCGGCAGATTTATCACAGTTAAATCTCGTGGAGCTTCAGTCGGTACAAATACAATTATTCAAAATGGAGATGAATTAGGTTCGGTGGATTTTGCCGCTGCTGATGGAACAAGTTACACATCGGTGGTAAGGATTTCAGGGTTTGTAGATGGCGTTCCTGGAACTGGAGACATTCCTACACGAATTACAATGTCTACCAGTGCTGATGGTTCAGCTACCCCTACAGAGCGTATGCGTATCGACTCCTCTGGCCGTGCTATATTTGCCGGCCTAATTTATCACAGCTCCAGCACCGCAGTTGCAGCTGCCGGTACTACACAAGGTACAGCCACCGCTCTTACAGCTCAAATTAATAATGTGACCACAGGCATTGATGGTACTGCAGGAGTTATATTACCCACACCTATTCAAGCTGGTCTAAGCATCTTTATTCGTAACGGATCAGCATCACTGTCACTTAGGATCTATCCCCACAGTGGTGGTAATATTTCAGGCACCGGTGTTAATGCTGCTATAGAAATAGAATTTGCTACAGTTTTAGAATTTATTGCCTTTGATACTACCAACTGGTACCTACCCAGCGCGGTACTTTCTTAATTATATTAGATCAATTATATCAAATATTGTCTGTAGTTTTGTTCTAATAATACGATTACTAAAACTATTACGCAGACCTTGATGGAGAGGTTTTGGCGCATGATCTACAGTGGTCCACGACCAACCAATATGTTCATTGCTGAGTGTAGGTATAAACTCTTGATCAATCACACAAAGATATGTGTGAAAATTAAACACTTGATCGTTGCTGACAAATGTTTCAAGTGGTATTGTTTTTAATACTAAAGGACTAAATCCAATTTCTTCAACAATTTCTCGTTGAAGTCCCTGCCATGGATTTTCACCTTCGTGAGTTGTACCGCCTACTAGGCCCCAAGTACCTTGATGTTTACCCTTGGCTTTTTGCACCAGTAAAAATCTACCAGTTGTCTTGGCATAGAACAATGCACCTGAACAGATGATTTTATCAGTTATAGTTCTAGAATCCACATACCCTCTCTATACTCGCCCTCAAAACTCTTAGTCCAAGAGTAGCCATCCCACTTGTACTGTATACCAGTATATATATTAGTTTGATAGACAGGATCTTCTGTTCCTGGATGTTCTATTGCTGCAAATATTATGTGCCATGCACCAGCACTCCATTCAATAATGTCATTTTCTTCTGCAACAAAATCACTGTTGTCATTGTTTTTCCAAGCATCAGGACCGTCTTCGTTACTGAGATCACCAATTTTTTCAATAATAAGATATCGTACACCTTCAACTGGCACTGGTAAACCAGCACCGGGCCCTTTAGTTTGAGGATTAATAATGGCATTAAATGTTCCGGGGCTAGATACTCTAACACTAACGTAACCATTGTATTCATTTATTGCAGTATTAGTTGGATATGTATCACTGTCCCAGTTTATACTGACCAATGTTTCGTCTAAAGGATTGACCACAAACGTGCCAAACACTTCATGTCCGTTTTCTTGTATTAATCTAATACTGCTATAATCAGCTATGTATTTTCCAGGATATTGATTTAACAATAGTCTCCAATTGATTCCTGGTCCAATTTTGTTAGGTACGCCATATGGATCATCAATGACCACAGGCTCGTGTGCTCCTAGTAATCTAGCCGCACCTGCATATACCATTAGACCATAGCTTGATATTGTAGTTCTAACCTTGGACAATACAGCACCAGCTGGCGGACCGTAGTCATTAAGGGCAGGATCAATACCCAGCCCTTCAATATAAGTTTCCGGATCATTAATGCCGCCATCCAACACACTGGTAATAATTTTAGTAATAATACCAAGTTGGCGAACTTTGACCGGCGGACTCAACCAGATTGGTGTGGTTAGGTTAACAGTGGCAATGTCAATGGGACTGTCTACACCCACTGGTATTTGTCTTGACGAAAATATAATATCATCTAAATTTAATACACTTAGACTGGTCCAATCAATATAGTTGTCAGTGGTCTGAATTTCAACACTGGGATTAAACAACACCAGAATCTGCTCCATGATCTGTAACTTTTGATCAGTACTAGTGGACCATATCTCAACTTTAAGAGACAGTTTGTAGGGAGTAGGCATGATGCGTTCAACTGTATAGTTTGCACCTTGCTCATTGGTATAGACATCGTCAACAATGTCACGTTCTCTAATATGCAGTTTACCAACATAGGTACTGTCACCTAGTCTATCTCTCTCTAAAGCTAGTCCGCTGATACTGACAGCAATACGTGGAGCACTGTTGATCTTGTTTTCTGAATTTTGTTTGATAATGCTGGCCACTTGACGATCAGCATCACCATACATCACAGGTACACGCACCAGTGTACCATCACCGTACTTAACATAAAAATTACTAAAAAATCTTGTAACTTGTAGAATATATCGTCTAATTTGCCCATCGTAATAATGCATCATTATACGTCTGCCTCTGGTTTATATTTAATTGCTTTACTGAGTGCCTGTCGCTCTGGCACTGAACTGGCAAACAACTTCCACTGTATTTGATCACCGTCGGCCGCAGTCTTACTCAGAGTGATAATAGTATTACCGCCTAGACCCGAAGAAGTTGTAGCACTGATTTTAGTATCATTGATATAGGCAGTGGCAATCACTCCAGCGGCATAGGCCACACTAGTTTGAATAGCTGTAGTATTACCAACCGCAGTAACATAGTCTCGACCAATTTGATTCTTTCCAGTTATGTTGGCATTGTTGATGAAACTAGTTTTCTGTGTTTGACGTTGGTCATTGTTGGTCATGGTCATGCGTAGATTATCTTCTACCTTGATCCAAGTAGTACCATTGAAACGGAACAGTCTATTGGGCATAAAATCAGTACGTAGAAAGAAATCATCTCTAGCAGCCGACACTGGAAATTGTATACCGTGACCAAATGGATTTAATAAGTTGTTAAACCCGTTGGGTTCGTTTCCATCGCTGACTAGATAACCAGTGTAACCTTTGCGTAATGGTTTACCGTTAATTTCGCTGGCATCTTCGTTGGCATTACTAGCATCAATATCATCTTCGTCGGCACTTCTAAGTATTGGATTACCTTGTTCATCTACTGACAGCGTGTATAACTGACGTGTTTCATAGCCACTTAACGGAGCATCTGCTTCTGCTTGAGCAATCATAGCATCATTAATTTCGTACTCTTTTCCTCTAGTGCTTAATAAATCACGTAGAGTAGTATCGCTTTCTGTACCGTCAGCATTGGACGCTTTCTGATCAAGAATATCAGCAAACTGTTGAGCGTCAATAATCTTTTTAAGTTTTAATCTGTATAAGTGTGGCCACCATGTTATTGAAAAGCCTTCACTGGCCCGTCCTACATCTTCTATAGCATAGTAACGAGGTAGGCCTATGCTAAAATCATTCAAGGCAAATTCATCACGCAGATGTGGAAACTCTAATACATCACCGCTTAGAGGTTTGCGTCCTACAAGTTTAATCCAATCATTAATATGCACAGTTAGAAAAACTGTGTCATTGTCAATGAACAGGCCAAATTGGCTTAGATTAAAATCAATATTTTGTACGTTATAAACACCACGTACTCGATAAATTTCTGGTTCGTATTTACGATCCCTATTTTCTAAGAACAGCAGATCTTGTATATTAGTAGGTGATAGCGAGTCATAATGCGGCTCTGCTGCGGTAGCATTGCCCTCATCAGTGTTAACTCCTAGATATTTGTGTAGGTAAAGCTCAGTTCCGCCAATCTGAAACATCTCAGAAACTTGGCGGTCAATGAACTTATAATCGTTGCCCTTTTCGGGTTTGTATAGGCTTAAGCGTGGCATAGTAGTATATTTATCGGTAAATAACTATTGTAAGAGAGGAATTCCAATGGATACGGTTACAGCAAATCAAGCGGTACAAGAAGTATATAACTACGTTAAAACCATGCTAGGCGACGGTATGGTCGAGGTAGAACTTGATCCCGTACATTATGAAACAGCATTAAAACGTGCTCTATCACGATTTCGTCAGCGCAGTAGTGCAGCCGTAGAAGACGCCTACTACTTTTTAGAATTAATTAAAGATCAAAACGAATATCGTTTACCTGACGAAATCATCAACGTACAGAGTCTATATCGTAGGGCAATCGGATCTAGAAGTGGCATGGGCAGCGGCGGCACACTATTCGAACCCTTTAACTTGGCCTACACAAACACCTACTTGCTAAACAGCACTATGATGGGAGGTATTGCAACCTATGACATGTTTGCTCAATACCAAGAAATGGTAGGACGCATGTTTGGTTCGTTTATCGAATTCCAATGGATACAGCATAGTCATACTCTACGTATTCTACAGCGCCCTTTTGCTGAAGGGGAGCAAATTATGATCCGTGGTCAAAATTATAAACCAGACTGGGTTATTATTGGAGACATATATGCAGGCCAGTGGATCAAGGATTACACTCTGGCTATATGTAAAACCATACTAGGCGAAGCTCGCGGCAAATTTGCTCAAATTGCTGGCCCAGGTGGCGCAGGTGGTCTAAATGGCACAGACTTAAAATCCGCAGGCAAAGAAGAAATTGAAAAGTTAGAAAAAGAAATCGAAATGTATGTCACTGGGCATACTGGCACTTATACTTTTGTAATTGGTTAAAGAAAATATTGACTCTGTAATCTTTTTGTTATATAATACACTATACGAGGTGTTTTATGATCATAGGCGTGTGCGGTTTTATCGGGGCGGGAAAAGACACAGTGGCTGATTATCTTACTAATTTTCATGGATTTAGAAGAGAAAGTTTTGCCAA